CACTATTAGAACGCAACTGAACTGCAATTAGAGTTTTATCAACTGCTGTTAGGGTTTTATCTCCTGTGTTTTCTAAAATTGCATCGTTGATAACCTTTTGAAATCTAAGAGCGCCAACAATACCTTCTGTAATAGTAGATATGATTTCCTTTTGCTGTTTGAATGTCAAAGACTCGCATTCGATTTGTTTACCAGTAGAAATTACATCAACTTGTAATTTATCAGATTTAAGTTCGTTGATTTTTTCAAGAAATGACTTAACGTTGGCGTCCATACCAGCTATTTACTTAGGAATCTTATAAATCAAGCGTCGGAGAGCTATTTTGTTGGTTTTGCATCTCCTCATTGTATTTTTTCATGTAAAAACTGACATCTTTAATATCAGACTCCATTAATATGTGACCGTCTATTCGTTTGGATAAATAAAACAACACATCTTGGAAATATTCTTTTGAATAGTTAGCAAATAAGCCTTTTAAGAAAATATAAGGCTCGTTTGTATAAAAGTTAATCGATATTAACTCCAATGCTGGGTTATCAAGTTTATAAATTTTGGATTTATCAGTTGATATGTGTTCTGCTATCTTAGAAAATACCTTCGCTGGTAATTTGTTGATAACCAATTGCTTATCAGATGTAGATAACGATGATAAATTCAAAGATATATCAGAAAACTTAACATTTTTCAATATGTTATAGATAGGCATTACATCATTTTTATTAAATGAGAATTCTTCAGGTATTCCCAATTCATATGTATTATCGTTATCTTTTATAACAACAATATCATTCAAATTTTCAGATAAGTGATTTAAAAGATATGATAACTGAAGGGTTATTTCTTTACCTTCTAATGAAAATGTAATAGTGTCGCTGACATGATACTCCCATGTAGTTAAAATAGTTTTAAATTTTTCATGAATAGTAGATCCTTTAAATTCATTTAAAAAATTGCAAAACTTATCATCTTGCCCCATATCAATAAATGAAGAAATCTCTTTTAGTTTACGGAATGTCAACATTATCTAACTAATGGTTCGTAATTCAGACAGGCCATTGTCACGCTTTTAATAGTGAACGTGGTATTATCATAATCTAAAGTGTAACCCTCAACGGCAGTTGGATGAACACCATTAAACTTATAACCTTTTCTAAAGTTTCCTTGGTTGTCGTATTGTTTTACGACCATAGTGGCTTTTAGGCTAGGAGATCCATCTTCGATGAGTCCCTTTATACCCATCGCAATCATCCAAGGTCTAAAAAATTCATGCTCCAGATCTTGGGCAGTTTCCAAAATATTAACAGAGAAGCTTCTATTCAAGAAATTTGTTCGATTATTCATCGCATGAGTTGGTAAGAATCCACCTTTACCTGTTCCGAAATCTAATGCCACAAATTCAGAAGATTCTGATGGTAATGTTACACTCTGAGCAACTAAAATAGAACCAGAATCGCCTTTGCTCATATCATTTGGAGTGATGTTAGCGGTCCATTTATCACCAGCGGATGCTAATATAGAATTGATAGCATCTGTCGTGACTCCATCAATTGAAATTGACCAAAAGACAGGGAGGCTCAAACAAAATTTGGCCTCCCTGCTAAATGATTGTAAGAAATCGTTGATTTGGATTGGCATTCCCATATCAACTATTTAGTGATCAACTGAAATCTTCATACCAGTGATAACTAAATGTAGCATCAAATGATACAATATCACCAGTTCCTTCTGCGATAGAATAAGTCAAAGATCCGATATTACGAATACCAACACCAATCAACTTGATGGTCTTGACGATTTGAAGCGGTTGACCTGAAGTTGCATTGATATCTCTTGTGCAAGGAACTGCAAGAATATCAAGAGTGATAGAGCTTTCTGGTCCGGGCATACAAAGATTCGCAGTAGTGTCTTCGTTGTTGAAGGCTACTCGGGAAGCGTTTTCAAGCTTTGTTCTAAGATCAAGGGCTTGGTCTGAATAGAAGCTGATAGAATAACCTTCAGCACCTTCATAGGTAGCTCTACCGCCAATGTTGAAAACTTGGCCAGCATAGCTGACAGTTTTGTTTTCAATTGATCGGCCCGGTAAAGTTCCTGCCTTGGCATAAACAAGGTCGGTTTCTCCTTTCAGGGAAAGACCCGGAAAGGAAATGTCTTTGATTCTAAATAGGAAGTCTCTGGAAAATTGCTTTTGGGAAGCTTGAGAGAAGAATGTTTCAATATTCGCTGGCATATAGTTATTTAGTTATGTGATTATTAAAAATGAAATACCATAAACAAAAAAACCCGGAGGGATTAACCTCCGGGTTTTTTCATTGGGTTTTTAGATCAACTCCTTGAAGTTAGCATCTGTTCTTGTTGCTGTGAATGTCACAGTAATGAACTCTGCGGTCTTTGTTGGCTTGATGAATACATCGGCATGCAATTCGTTGGCGTCGATAACTTCAGCTGTGTTGTTTCTTTCGTCGCAAACAATCAAGTAATCATAGCAACCACCGTTTTGCTTCGCGTATTCAAAGAGCGGAGTCAAAGTATTGACGAAGCGAGTTCTTGTGAAGTCGTTGTTCGGCTCAAACAAGAAGTATTTTGATACTTTCTTGGTTGGACGCTCAAGTGTCAAGAACAAGCGGCGAACGTTGATTCTGTCGAATGCACTTGGCTTCTTATTAAGGGTCTTTTGACCGATAATAACGATACCATCTGATGCGCTGAATGTAAGCGGGTTGATGTTGCTCTTGTAGAGTTCATCACGTTGCTTTTGGTTAGGGTTGACAGCGATATCAAGTGCTGTTGTTACGATACCTCTGGTGTAACCAGCTGGGGCACTCCATGGATACTCATTGGCATCCGATCTTGCCATTGCAGAAGCTGCAAATGGAGAGAATGGAATCCATACATTTTCACCAGTAAAGTCATCATAGATTAACACCCAGTTTCCATAGGTAATTGCATATGAGGAATTTGTTAATTCGAATTGGTGTCTGATCGGCCAGTAAACATGAGTTTGGAAATTCTTATTCTTATCGCTAAGAATCTTAGTGTTTCTTCCAGTCACAAGGAAGTGGCGGATTGGGTCAGCGATAAACACACAGTCTCCACGACCACCAGTGTTACTTGGAAGGTTACAGAAGTTTTCAAACTTGTTGAAGATGTTAGTGTAGTTAGCACGGATCGCAGTAGCGTCAGAATCTGCAAGATCTTGTGATGTTCTCATCTTATCAATCTTAGTTTTAAGAGCCGAAGTGTAGAGAGTTTCATCGTAATACTCAGTTCCTGCTGCTGAAGCAACTGCAAAGATGGTGCCAAGACCAGCTTCTGCAATAACGTCAATGTCGTAAACTTCATCATTTCTGATGCTATCCAAAGCACGGTCAATTTTGCTTGGGATGCTACCGATAAGCTTTTGCTTGATTACAGTGTTGCTGTAAGCACCAAGCGGATAAAGATTATCAGCAAAACCAAGTGTTGAGCTTAGGGATTGGATAGTTGAGAGTGGGATGCTGTTAAGAGAGGAAGAGATAGTTGCATAATTGGTGATCATACCACTTGTCAACACTCTAACCTTCTTAGTTGGGATACCACTTGAATCCAAGCTGGACTGACGGAACTTGTTGGAGATGTATGGGTTAACCAAAATCTCAACGTTACGGCTGTTTGTGTCTTGCTGTTCCAAGAAGAATGGAATTGCTGGACCACCGCTTGGGTTCAACTGAGTTCTGAAGCTGTCGATGGAACCAACGATAGCATCTTCAAGAAGATAATCCAACTTGAAGCTCTCGGTAGCATAAAGGCTCTTACGAAGCTTGAACACACCGAGGTTAAGAAGGTCATCATCCTCTCTGTCATCGATGTTATAGTCAGTAAGGTTCTCCATGATCTGAGAAACGCTGTTAGCAACACCAGTTGGAGTTGCAGTAAGGCTAAACTGAAGAGTGCCAACAGGAACTGGAGTGTATGTCAACGCACCAGAAAGGTTGTTGACTTGGTTTCCTGTAAGGCTCAAAGTTTGAACACCCTTAATTGCATCGTAGTTGGTTGCTGGGTTGATGTTTGTGTTGTCCGCAAGACCAACGTAATATCCTTCGAATTGGCTGTTGATGGTAGTTTTCGCCTTGTTAAGGACGATAACACCAGCTTTACCATATGCTGAAGTTGCGCTGAAAGATGCGGCGTTAGTAGCAGTTGCGCTCCAGTCAAATAGAGTTCCTTCCAAAGCTTGACTGTATTGAGCCTCGCTCAAATCAATGTGGGTCGGTTCGCCTAAGAAATAAGCGCAATTTCCACTCAAGTCAAGGTTAGAAGAACCAGCAGTTGGGCTGCTAAGATCAACTGATTGAACTGGATAAAGCAAAGCGGAGTATTGACTTCCAAAACCATCACCAGAGTCAGCACCGTAAGGTAAACGATAAGTGTAGATGTTTGCAGGAGAGTTAAGAAGCTCTCTCACAGAGTAATAGAAGTAACGTTCAGCACTATTTGTAGGAGTGCCGTAAATTTGTTCGAATTCGTCCCTTGTTGAAATCTTTATAACTTCGTCAGTCGGTCCTTGATTTGTAAATCCAGTCACAAAAACGTTTGTTCCAACGTTTTGTGGCAGTCTCAAGGAAAGATCACGCTCACGGATTTCAACACCGGGGCTATTAATTGTTCTTGTTGCCATGCTATTATTTAGAAAAATCGTCGCATGTTTTTTCAATTCAATCAATTAATTCTACATGCAATTGACTATACAAGAACACAAAGCCACTTGTAATTCGCATATCACCAGTTGCTTGATAATTATACTCGATTCCTTTTAGAGTTGTTGGAAATGCTTTTTTATAAACAAATTTGATTTTCTTTTTGCCATATTCATCCAATCCGTAAACCGTTATGTCTGTTTGGTAATCGTTGAAGTTGGCATCTACAAATACCTGTCTTTCGTCATATTGACCTGTCTTTTGGTCGTGCATCAAGTTCAACCATTGATATATACACCAATAGTTGTTGTATTGGTCATCAATCGCAAAGTCAATTGAAACTGGAGGGTAACTATTCTTGCTGTGGCTTGATACATACAATGTAGAACCTGAATATCTAGTTTCAACACCGGGAACTGTGATTTCAGGAACGCTAGTTCCCCAAATAGAGAATTGAACGTTATCAGGAATCACAGAACTGTTATTCCTTTCATAAGTCTTCGAAAATGTCTTTAGAATAGGAGGCAAATCAAACACCAAAAGGAATTTATCCTTTGCTGCTTGATTCAATGGGCTTTGTCTGATTTCTTCACTCATTATTAAAAGTATTTATCAAAAAATGACGTTTCATGGTCGTTCAATTCTCTATATCCATCACCATATGCTGATCCATTTAGACATACCCAACCTTCAGCTTCCAATTCAGCCAAATCATCGCTCAATGCTGATCGAGTTCCAAATGCAATAGGTGCTATGAAGCTATTTTCAATACCATCGACAAATTCATTGGTATAAATTGAAGTTGCGCCTTCAAATGTAAGACCAAATGGCAAACGGGATATTTTTGCGGGTTTTCCGCAATCATCAACCTCATCAACTGTGAAGTATTGATCGATAATTTCGTCATGAAGGACCATAAGCGCCCAAACAAGCGCCATTGTTCTGTCATCGTGCTTTCCAGATACAGCGCCCCATGAATCATTTGGCAATTTGACGAAATCTTTACAAACTTCATCCAATGAATCTTTATTTTTGAAAACCAATGCCATTTTTTCACTATAATAGTAACGCGCATTCGCAACAGCATTGTATTTTGTGTTTCTTGAACTGATCATACCCAACAATTGAGTGTTTTTACGACCAGCTAGTTTACTTCCCCAAGAAACAACACGATCCATGTAGCCCATGTCTACACCTAAACGGTCAGCGACTTGTCCACCTTGGTTGTTTCGTTCAATACACACAACAGGTTTGCCCCAATGGCATAGTATTTCATACACTTTATTGGAAAACTCAGCAACTGGCATTGTATTATCATAGTATTCAGCAGCTTCAATGATTTCACAAGGATCTGTAATGTCCAAAATCTTAATACAGCTGAAGTCTTTGCCGATACCATCAGCGGTATCAACACCTGCTACATAGATTTTCTCAGGATCATAGAGTTCAAATATCTTGTATTTGCCATCCATTAAAGTTTCAACAGGATCTGCGATGTTTGCTTTGAGTTTGTTATATACTTCCTCGCTCAACGAACCAGTTCCAGCATTTACAAACTCACATTCGAATTCTTGTCTCCACTTTTCTTCAGATGCAAGACCACCTTTGATTTTCTTAACCCATTTTTCATCTCTTCCGGGAACTTCATTCCAAAGAATCTTATCATGCGCCCATTCATTGGTTCCTTGTATTGCTCCTGTATAGATATCATAGAATAGATTACCTGTTCCGTTTGGAGTTGAACACATGAATACCTTTGCATCTGGAGCGGATGAAACAATCGGGAATACCGATGCCCAAAATGGTTCCATTAAGTGAGGTTCAATGAAAGCGCACTCGTCAATAATCAATACAGAAACACTCTGACCACGGGCAGCGGTTCCAGTTGTGGTTGTAATACTGATACGACTGCCGTTTTCAAGCTCCATGCTAGTCTTAGCATATTCAACAACTGGTGATTTGAGCCAGTTAGGCAGCAATTCATATGCCATTCTAACACGGCTGAAAATTTCAATAGCAGTTGCTTCTTTGTTAGCAACGAGCAATATTCTCTGGTCAGGGAAGAAGTTAGCCATCCATAGAATATAAATTGTCATCAGAGTTGACTTACCAATCTGACGGCTGGCTAACAGTGCAAAGTATGGATTATCCATCATCTTCTTCAGTGCTCTTTTCTGAGCCTTGTATAGTTTGATCTTTTCCTTACCCTTACCAACTTTCAAAATGAAGAAATAGTTTTCAGCGAAATGCAAGATATTCTTCGTGCATTTTTCAAATTCTTTAATTTCAGCTTCTGTATATGCGAATGTAGAACCTTTTGAAGGAAGGTTCGCATTTCCCATATAAAATTTAGCTTCTTGTTTTTTCGCCATAATTCATTATTTAAGATCAAAACGCATAAATAACAATATGGCAAAACGCGATATCAATAACTTAGGTGATATATACGGTGGTATGTTGAACACTCTTAAGTATAATCTAGTAAAAGAAGGTAAGATCAAAAAGGGAGGCAACGATTTGAATGATGGTATGCCTCTTGATGGAAAAGGTCCACATGTTGACGGCTTCCACGTTGCTCTGGATGATTGTGGTTGTTCCGATCACAATGAAGAGGACGAAGAACTTGAAGATGAAAACCTCGAAGATGATGAACTTGAAGACGATAATGTCGAAAAGGAAGACAATGACGAGGAAGAAATTAAAGAAGAAACTAGAAAAATTGGAAAACAAATACTAAATAGTGTTATGACCAAGAAAACACTAAGTTTTGATAAGTTGTATGCCCGTGTTATTAAAGAAAACTGGGGCATGGAAGATGCAGAAGATGAGTCTATCGACGCTCTCGGCCTTGAAGATAAGCCAATGGATGATGAATTCGGTGGCGAAGAAGGCGGCGACGGTGAAGAAGAAGTTACAATCACTATGCCAAAGTCTCTTGCACAGCAATTCCACAATATTTTCGCTGGAGTGTTGGATGACAATCTCGAAGGTGACTTCGGTGGTGAAGACGATGGTGAACTTGATGGTGAAGATGACACTCTTGATTTCGGTGGTGAAGATGATGGTGAATACGGTGAAGAAGATGAAGAAGGTGAAGCTTCCGAACTTCCATCTACCGCTGGCCACTCTTTGACTGGCAAGAACAATAAGGTTGGTGGAACTCTTGGTAAGGCCAAGAAGTCTTCCGCTTCCGCTAAGGTAACTGATGAAGTTGGAACCAAGGAAAACTTTGGAACCAACGTTAACATGGGAACTGGTTCTGGAAACAAGGTCGGTAAGGCATACAAGCCGGGTTCTGGTTACTTCCAATAAACAATTTAGATAATTAAAGACCGAAAAAGGGAGCCGTAAATGGCTCCCTTTTTTATTAAATAAAAATATGGTATCCTTCCAAACATTCTTCTTAGAATATGCTCATAACATGGCAGATGGCACCCCGAAAATTACTATGTATGCAAGTAATAAAAAGGGAAGTAGAGACATCGCAAAGCCAAATGATATGACACGTAAATATGTCACCACTAAGGGGCCATACAAACCGCTCAACGCAAAAGTTCATAAACTTGGTTACGTATTTGTCGGTAATGAACTAACTGATGCGTTGGTGACATACAACTTGGAGTTCAAAGATGGTAAAATATCCAAGATAAAAAGCAGTCCGTATGCATTGCAGATGTTCACAACTCCACAAGGTAACAAAGCGCAGGTAATTCAAGTTAAATAAGAATATGGGATGCCCAACAACACCGTTATCATGTCTTGAACCAGCTAATATTTTCGCTGGTTTGTATAAACCTGCTTGTGCTGGTTTTGCTGATCCGTCTAAATTTCAAGCAGAACGCGCTATCTATAGCAGTGGGTTTGCTGAACAGATTAACAATTACGGTGTAGATATTGATTATTATGTTCACACTTATAACTTATCAAGTGCCAACAACTTTTATGGTGAACACACAATAGCACCGTATTATGGTCCTGTTACCATTAGAGCATATGTGCAATATGCTATGAACGGTGTTCCTTTACAGACTTATGGATGGGAACCAGACGATACCATCACAATGTATATACATATCAAAGGGTTTGAGGCTGCTTTTGCAAACATTAACATACATCAGATTAATGGTCAACGAGTTGAACCAAAAGCCGATGATGGAATGGTATTGACTCCATTTGGCTGTGATCGCCCCGGTGGTCGTGTCGCTAAACGATTCGTAATTACAGAAGCTATTGATGAAGATAGCACAACAATCAATCCATTGGCTGGCCATTATGTATGGAAAATAACAGCTAAGAGATACGATTACAGCTTCGAACCCGGTTTTGAAGGAGAAGACGATAACGTTCAGGTTTACGATAATTCATTTAGTGGTGTTCTTTCAAGTTCAATAACATTACTGGATCAGTTGTCCACAACTCAATTAAGTAGCTGGCCTAAATCATATCCGATGGATGTTGATGAAATTGTCAAAGAGAAAGTGTTTGACAATTCAGTAAATGATACGTCAATCTACGGAGATTACTTTTAAACAAAAAAAACGCTCACAGTTAAGTGAGCGTTTTTTGTTTACCGTATGAATAGTAAAAACTTATGGAATGTATGGCAAATCGGTAATTGTTATCTTACCGTCTTCGACTATGAATGCATTGGTCGGTAGTGCTGGGACATAATCGATCCCATCAATTGCGCTGATGCTTACCAAATAATCAGTCAATTTACCATGAACATCGAAAATCTTAATAGCGTCGTCTCCCAACGCATCGACAATTTCCTGTGGCGTGAACTCCCTGTTTTTCCAAACAGAATCAATTCCTGTTTTTTGAACTCTTACAAGATCATTGTAAGTTCTGGATGAAATTGATTTGATATTGTTTGAAATCCTTTTCAATTTTTCAGAATCTGATGGTGTTTGAGAGGTTTGTGTTAAAATACTCATAGTATTATTTATTTAGTTATTCAAACAATAAGAGCTTTGTCTCTAGGAGACATAACTTCATTTAATCGAGTGCTTGTGGATTCGATTGTTGTAAACATCATAGTTCTAGGTCTGTATGCACACAACCCACATCGCTCTAAAGCTATCATAAGGACAGATTCATAACACAGCCCTTTGTATTCATCAGTATCTCCCATGCCAGATGATGCTAATATTTGATATGCATGCATCAAGAAATTACGTTCACGAAGTAAAGCAGTATTATACCAAACAGCGTGACTTCCATAAAACGGAGACATAATCTTATAAAAATAAGAATCATTAGGTATAAAATTCTCACAATCTCCACCTATAATCAGGGCACCGCAATCATCTGGAATTTTATTTTCTTGTAATTCCTTCCAGATATTTTGATGTAAAGTTGCATCATTTTCAAGCACTAACAATGGTTCGTTTGTCTTCTGATTATACAAAGAATTCAAATGGCTCAATGCACACCCTCTTACAGACCTTGGGGAATCATGAGTTTCCCATGTAGGTGTTATCGCTCGAACTACTTTAGCCTCGCCCAACAACATCGCCAGATCAATGACGTTAGTTTTTCTATCTAGCTGATCTGGGTGATGAATGATATTTATCTCCATGCACTATATACAGAAAATATAAAACAAATCAAGTCCAAATTGGAATCTTTCTATCGACTCCGTTTAGTCTAACTACAAGAAAGCTGTTGGTATTACTTCCGCTTCCAGATGTTAGATATGGCGAAGTTGTAGATCCTAAAGCGACTGAGTTGTTCTGAGTTGCCTGTGCGCCATTTCCTAAAACTAAACAACCTGTAAGTGTAACAGGATCTAATGATGTGCTTGTTCCGAGTAATATATTTGAGGTTCCTGTAGCATTCACCCCAGATGAATTTCCTATGAATATTGATTCGGTAGAGTTTGAATTATATCCAGCACCATATCCAATAAACGTAGAATCTGAAGCTCCTGCGGCTGCAAAACCAGCATTATAACCGAAAAAATTTGATCTTATTGCTCCACTAGCACCGTTTCCAGCATTTAATCCAATGAAATTAGACTGAGATGCTCCACTAGCACTATCACCAGCATTAGTTCCAATAAACGTAGAATTATTTGAAAGCGGGGCGGCATAGC